GTATTCCTTGGAGGATGCCGTCCAGTTATCTCCGCACGGTAGCGAGATGCAAGGTGACCCCTGTAAATCGTTATCGTGAAAACTCGTCAACCATCACAGTAGAAGAGGGCTACCCTGTTCGAACTGATGACATAAGGACGCGTCTGTGGAATCATTACCCCACTAACACGTCCCTAGGCATCCTCCCGACATACCTGAGAGATCAGGCAATCACGGAGTGTCTAGTCAAGTTAGCCGATTCAAAGGCGAATTTGAGTGTGTACATGGCTGAAAGCGTAAAGTCCGCTAACATGATCGCCGTCCGCTCTTCTGAGTTATTTCGGGGGCTCCTCGCCTTAAAACGAGGGCGCTCCCTTAAGAGCTTTGTAAGACCTGGCGTTCGTGATATTCCCAAATATTATCTTGAGTACAAGTACGGGTGGAAGCCGCTCATGAGCGATCTCCACACGTTATACGAGAATTTCAACTCTCGTAGTCCCGAGGCAATGATCCTTCACGCATCTCGATTCGTCACCGAGGTGTTTGATCGTGACGGGCCAACGGATAACCTTGTCATTAATCACAAGATAAACTTGTCAGTGACAGGTGGCTGTAAAGTTTCGGCTTGTCCGAATACCGCGTTTCTACGCGCGGCCAACCAGTGGGGATTAACCAACCCACTAACGCTAGGATGGGAACTTGTTCCCTATAGCTTTGTCATTGACTGGGCACTTCCGATTGGTAACTTCCTAGAAGCTATTACTTCGGAAATGGGACTTTCTTTCGTTGGTGGTTTTACCTCCCTCAGAATGGATGGTCATATATCCGGTAATCGTAAGAACACCGGAGGCTTTCTGCCTGAGGAGGGATCTCACGTTGAGTGGGCAATCAGGAAGTATCAGCGTCAACAGCTGAGTGGCTTCCCTACGGCCCGCGTATACGCGAAATCACCATTCTCAACCCCTAACGTGCTGTCTGCCTTAGCCTTATGGCGGCAGCTACACCGGTAACTGTGAGGATAACCTCTCAGTCGGTAACCGATGCATCGGGAATTCACCCGACATCATATATTGGAGTGTCAAATGCCCCAAATGCAGAACCTGGTCCTCACGGACCGTGCTGCGACTCCCGTCGCCCACACCTTCACGCCCCGTTCCATTTCGGGGAATGTCGGTGAGGTGGTCGAGAGCACTGGCGTCCCGGTGGGAAACCCCCGGGCTACCATCAGTCTGACCAAAACCTCGGCAGGTCGCTATAAGGCGGCCTTCAAGCTCGAGATTCCGGCTGTCCAGAACGAAACCATCAACGGTGTCACGCGCCCCGTGGTTGTGAGGAAGGCTTACGCCAACCTTGAAGTCTCTTTCGATGAGACCTCGACCACCGAGGAACGGAACGACGTGATGGGAATGCTTCAGAGTGCGCTTCAGGCTGATAAGGCCCTGGTGCATGAAGTATTCGTCGATCTGGAAGGAGTGTACTAAAGGGTGGAAAGCCCTGACGGTACACGCGTCACCCTTGTGGTGATTGCTGCGATTACTCTTCTTTTGAGTGTCGTATCCTTTCTCTCTTTCCTTGCGATCACGCAGGAAAATGTTATCATGATTGGAGGACCACGTGAAACAAGTGAGACAGTCAAAGAAGTGCGCGTCGAAAGACGCCAACTTCAGACTCCCCTCAGACCTGACGGAGACAATCCGTAGGGCCATTGATTCTTTGCCATCGGACTACAAAACCGATTGGCTTAAATCTCAGGCTTTCTCCAAGTTTGTTTCGAGCGATACTGCTCCACCGGAGGTTAGGCGTCAAGCCGCCATCCGGAAGTGGTTAGCGCAAGAGGCGAACAACGAGGCCACGAACGATCGTTTAGTGACTGTATCCGACGGCTATCATATTTTGCCTCGGATCACTTACGATCGATTTATGGCTACGGTGCGACGCCAAGTGCTTCTCATTTTGGGATCCGAAACGGTCCCTGACTCCGCTCTTATCGGCGGTTTTAGTGGGGGTGCTAGCACCAGTAAGGTTCGTACTCAGAGCCATCCGGCTCGAAAGTACATAGGGAAAGCAGACGTAACCGGTCGCGCTCTCGAGTATGCTGAAGCCGTCATAGGCGACAGTCCACTCTGGAGCGAGTTCCGCCGTGGAGAGCAACTCTCCACTGTGGAAGGCAACGTTCTGTTCACCGTTCCGAAAAATACTGAGATCGATCGTGTGGCTTGTAAAGAGCCCGATCTCAACATGTACTTGCAGAAAGGCGTCGGCGACTACATTCGTGGTCGTCTACGTTCCGTAGGGATTGACTTGAACAATCAATCCCGGAATCAGAATCTGGCGCGGCAGGGCTCCCTTAACGGGGACCTAGCTACAATAGATCTCTCTTCTGCGAGTGATAGCGTCACTACTGAACTGGTGTTCCAGAGTCTACCGATGCTCTGGTTTACTCACCTGGACAGTATACGCTGCCATGTCACCTACATTGATGGTGACAAACATGTCAACGAGATGTTCAGTTCCATGGGCAACGGTTTTACCTTCGAACTAGAGAGTTTACTCTTTTATTCGATTGCTAAGGCCGTTTGTTACCACATGGGCATCTCGGGTGTTGTCTCAGTATACGGTGATGATATCATCGTCCCTACTGACGCTGCGGATTATCTCATAATTGCCCTTTCCTTTCTAGGATTTACTGTGAACGACGATAAGTCGTTCACAGAGGGACCGTTTAGGGAATCCTGTGGCGGTCACTTTTACAGTGGCGTCGACATAACCCCATTTTACATTAGGGAACCCGTTCTCACCCTCGTGGACGCTATCCAC